TTTTGCCTTTATACTTATCTATATTAGGGCCCCAGCAATCGAGGATAAATCTCATGTTCGTTGATCCGATCCAGGCTTCCATGAACGCTTTAACTATTTCATCACGTTCTAATAGGGCTTCCCAACCACCTCGCGTAACTCTCCTGGAGGTGATTGCAGCCAGTGTTTCTTCCGTAAACTTAGTCATGAGGTATTTTCGTAAATCCTCCTTATTCGATAGACAGACTCTTATAACATCTCTATCCATAATTTTAACCTTGAAAGGAACTTTACTTGACAATATAGTAGGTATCGTATCATGCATTTCAGTAAAGCAATTGAGGTATCCATCTTCTTTAAGGGTATTAAAACCACAATTTTCCATAGAAGCGTTCATAACACCTATCCAGGCGGTAGAGCTTCTCTGCTTGGATAAGCTGTAGCGCTTATAGAACTCGAACATATTAGTATAATTTATTCCAGGATACCCTTCCGGTAACTGTGTGATCGAATAAGGTGTTACATTATAGAACCCATAGGCCAAACTATCAGAACCGATTGGATTAGCTGCGTAATAGTTAGCCAAGGATTCCCTAAGTTTATCATCTTCACATTTAAATACGACTGGACTGATAGCTAGGGTGATTACTTTCTCGTTTAGCTTGCCATTAATATATCTATAACCGGCATACACGCTAGGTGCACCTATTGCTAGTGCTGCACCAGCAGGGGTGGCGTTACATAATGCTAACCCGAGTCCAGTAAAACCCATGGTGAGCAATTCTCTCTTGTAACGTAGGGGCTCCGCTAAAAATGCCCTCAATCGCTGCCAAGCATTGGGTTTAAATGCGTTCTTAACACCAGCGTTTGGATCGAACGTCCAAGCCTGACCAGCTCCAGGTTTCTTCTTCATCCAAGCGTACTTACCAATGTGGTGCTTGTGAAGTGGGACTTCTTTCACTTTAATGTCGGGAGTTTGCAAATAATAGTTTGTTTTCTCAGGAACGTACTTAGCTGTATAATCTAGCGTTCCAGGCGCGAAGACTATAATACGCTGGTTACCGTGCTTTACAAAAGTAAATGCCATGTAATCGCGTTTATAACCATTTTGGTCTTTCTTACAGTATGTTCCGTCTCCTATAAATGGATCGCTAATATCATAAAACTCACCTCTAATTCTATTGTAACCGTGTACATTACCATTTCCATCACAATAATAGCACTCATCTTCGGTAAATACCAATCCTCTGGAATATGTTTGAACGTTGGCCATGACTGTAACACCAGCATTAATTAATAGGGGTAACGAATCTAACAGGTCCTTCGTACCACGATCAACAACAACGACTGGTTGACCCTTGCATAAATTTGTGAGGTGTTCTTGACCATCTCTAAACAAAGTCACTGAAGCGAGTTTACTACTTTTCAGGTATGCACTAAGCCAACGGACCAAATCCTCAGTGTATCCATAATCAGTTGATCCATCAGCAGTGAAAAGACCATCCACTCGTCCAGCGGGACCCTTGATATTAAACTCAGTAACTTCCGGTAATGCCGTACCTACCTCTAGCTTCTCTACCTCAAAACCATCTTGGAAAGGATCATCACAATAGGGTGACAAAGTTTTGCAACAACAACATTCACTATCTCTGATGTAAACATGCTTTGATCTTTTAACTAAATTACCTTTCTCTAACGATTTTTGCATTTGTGTTTCAGTAATACCAGATTCATCTGTGAGACCAACTGCATAGTTAATCATTTCATCTGGCACATTCATAATTCCGTATTCATCACGTAACTTTGCGACGAATTCGTTTTTAACAGTTTGCATAGATTTTACACTGTCGGAAGAACTCTCGTGGCGGCCAGTGTAAACACCACCAGTTGAGTAAGAAGATTTACCACACATAGTTAATAATTGAGTAATATATTTG